TTGGCGTTGGTTTGAAAGGTTTTACCGTTCCAGCTTGCCGTTATCATCTATCACACCTCCCGTTTCCACGGCGGCAAGCCGCTTAGCGTTTCGTCATCCAGTTCCGGAACGATCAGCCGCTCCCCACCATGGAAGCGCAGCACGTGGCTGTAATCGGGGTTGGCGGCAATCAGCACATGCGCAAAGCTTTCGCTGCCATATACCTGCAAGCTGATGCCATCAAAGGTTTCATGCGCGCTTACCGCGTAGGTCATGGGTTTGGTCATACATACGCCGTCCTTTCCTGCTCACGTTGCTGTTCTCGGTACCACTGTTGGAACTTGCGCATCATGGATTCGCTCAGCTCCTCTGCATCGGCCGTGCCGCCGTGTAGGTGAATGGTAGGGCTGTAAACCACTGGCGTGCTTACATGCGTGGGGTTTGCATTCAGGCCGCCTGTTCGCGCAATCAGTTCGCCAAAAGTGAAGCCGCTGGCGCGCGCGGCACTGGCCAGCAGATCCGCTGTGCGCGGGGTGTGCTCCTCGGGGATAGCCCACTCCGCGCCCGCCTCACCAAAAATGCTCGGTTCTGTCGCGCGGCCGCCATCCGCAAATCCTTTGCCGTAATAGCCTTTTCGGTTGAACATTGTCCCGGGCAAAGAAGACTGGGTTGCAACCGTCTGCACATAAGCGGTCAGTATCGGCATGCCAAAAGCGGTTTTTACCGCAATGGCGGCATCTTGTCCCGCCGCCACCGCGCTTTCGTATAGGCTGGGCTGGTCTACAAAAGCGGGTACGCTGATCGGGTTTTCATTCGCTGCCTCCTGTGCAATGGCAAAATCAAACAGGCTGCCTTGTTCATCGCGCAAGCCTTTACCAACTTCGTCTGTGGTAAACATTGAGTACCCAAGTACATCCAGTGCATGGTAGTACTGGTACAGCTTTTGCAGCTCGACGGGTACGGCTTCTCCCGCTTTCTGGTAATCTTGAATCATGGCCGTAAGCTTTTCAGGGCTTAAGACTTCCTTCATCGCGGTAGCCATATCATCCAGATTGTCTCGCATGGCGGCGGTGATGATTGCGTTTCCCTGTGCGTCGTAGTTGGCACGGTCATAGGGCGTGAAACCCTCTGCGTCCGGCAGGGCAAGCATTCCTTCGCTCAGGTCGCCTTTGGCAATGGCGTTGCTTAGTGTGTTCAGCACCGCAAAGGCATCATCATACTGGCCAAACATCGTCACCGCGCCGCGTGCGCTGTACAGGTCAATTTCACGCGTTTGTTCAGAAATCGCCGCCTGCGTTGCTTGCCATAAGCGCTCCGCATCGGCATCCGTAACCTTTCCCTCGGCAATCAGTTTGCCCATGGCGGTACGGTAGTTATCTTCCTCCGTTTTGGTTATGTTATCGATGGCGTTAGAAGCATGGGTAAAAAGCTCATCGAAGTAATCCTTGCCCAGCATTTGCACATTGCCCAGCGCCTGATAGTACTCCTGCATATCCTCTTGCTGCTGTATCTTTGCGGCAATGGAATTTCTATGCATAATGTACTTGTCAATAATCGCCTGCTCATCCACGGTAATGTTTCCGTCCGATATGGCAATTACCAGGTAATCTGCAAGCTCATCGTTCGCAGCCTGAAGCTCCTTCGCAAGTTCATCGTAATAGCTGCTAAACAGGTCTTTGAAGTATTCTTTTTGAGGATCGCCGGCTGGCAGTATACGCTCCATCCACTCAATGTCACGGGTCCTAGCCGCGCTAATTCCGTCCATTGTGGTTTGGTACATTTCCTCGCCCGCTTGAATGATCGCGGCCTTATCCCCTGTTGTAAGCTTGTACCCAAACAGGCTGGCGTCCAGCGTTAGCTGGGATAGGGTGGAGCTGGCTTTTTTGTAGCGTTCCGCCGCGTCTTCCACCGCGTCCTTATGCCGGTTAAGCTCCTTGTTATTGTCTTCAAACCCTTTGGTCATATTGGCGATGTTTTTTTCCATCACCACCGCGTCAAGGGCAAGCTCGCCAAAATGGTTTTTGATATCGTTCTTGCGTAGCTGCCGTTCATAATCACTGGTGGCTTTCATCAGCATACCAATGCCAATTGCGCCCATGGCCAACGCGCCGCCCGTGGTACTCGCAGCGGCTATCAGCCCACCGATTAACGATATCCCTTTGCCCGCAATCAGCAACGAAGGGCCAGCAACGGCCAGCGTCGCCAGTGCGTTTACCCACCCGCGAATGATTTCGGGGTCACTGTCCGCCAGTGAAAGCACAAACTGGCGCAGATCCTCGGTAAACTCCATAAACTCATCGCGCGCGGCATCGCCTACCACTAGTTTCAGTTCTTCTACCGCGCTGCCCAGCCGCTTTACGTTGCCTTCCACGCCGCTGGTTCGCGTATCCGCCATTCGCGCAGCCGCACCCTGTGCGTTGCCAAGGTCTTCATATAGTTTCTGCGCATATTCCAGCTCGTTCATGATGCCGCCCGCGGCGCCAAGCGTACGCTTCGGGAAAAGCGCGCTCATAACCTCGTTGGCTTCTTTTTCCGTCATTTGGCTGGTAATGCGCTTCAAATCTCCAAACACAGCCACAATAGGGCGCATCTTGCCTGCGGAATCGTACATTTGCAGCCCAATATTGCGCATGGTTTCGGCAGCATTCACGGCTTCCACATCTTCAAGCGCCTCCGCAAGGTCCTTTTCACTTGCGCCCATCGCTTCCATGGTTTCTTTGGCTTTGCTGGTTGGTGCGGCAAGCGCCAGCATGGCGTTACGCAGGTAGGTACCGGCTTCACCCGCTTGATAACCCAGGTTGCCCATCACGCCCAGCCACGTAAGCACCTCACGGTTGCCGCCGCTGAACATGCGCGTAGTTGCGCCCATGCGCTGTACACCCTCGGAAAGGCTTCCGATGTCGCTGTTGGTTTTGTTGGCGGATATCGCCAGCAAGTCCACATAATCCATCGACTTCTCAAAAGCTGTTCCTGTGGCATACAGGTTGCTAAGCAGTAAATCGCTGGCTTCTGCCAGCTCCAAATCGCCAGCGGTCGCCATGCGTAGCACGGAAGGCAAAGTGTCCATGGTCTGTTCATAATCCAAACCTGCCTGCGTAAGCGTGCCCATGGTTTCCATGGTCTGCGTGGCGGTAAACTGCGTGGTTTTGCCGTACTGCCTGGCTACATCGTCAAACTTTTTCATGGCGCTGTCGCTGTAGTCCTCCAGCGATTGCACCAGCAGTTTAGCGCTGTCATAATCCTTATAGGTGCTAAGCACCTGTTTACCAGCCGCGATCAACGGTACGGATATCCAGCTCAGTTTAGAGCCAACGCTCATCACCTGGTTTCCAAAGCTGGTCAGGCGGTTGGCCATGGTATTGAAGCTGTTATCAACATACGCAAACAGCCCAATTTCACTTTTCAGTTGCTTTCCCATCGCTAACCCTCCCCATCCTGCACCTTTGCCATAATCATCCCGCTGCCATCATCAAATGCAAAAAAGAAAACCGTATCCCCCACGGATACGGTCATGCCATCAGGCATGGGCAGTGGTCTGGTTACCATCTGAGGGCGGTCAATGCTTTCAATCACAGGTTTTCCAGAGGTCATACGCACAACCGTGCCACGCTCCATGGCCGCGCCATAAACCTGTTTTTCCATGTGCCCCGCCCCCTTTATAATATGCCGGTTTTGCATCGCCGCAGGTGGATAGTGCTTTGCAAGCGCAGCAGGTCATGCTCTACGCTCATCACAAGCCAATTCCCCGCCAAGGCTCGCAGCCCGCTGATCTCCATTACACTCACCGCCGCAACCTCGGGCGCAAGCGTCCACTCCAGCCGAATTTCCTCCGCCTGTAGGTTATGCTGTAGCAAAAGCCCCCTTGCCCAGCGTGCGGCTTGTCCCGGATCATGCACAGGTTCATTGCCCACGGTGCGTTCCGCACTGCCGCGGGCATCCGCATCCTGTGCGCGGCCTGTACCATGTAAACCCTTTACAATCAGGCTTTTAAGCTCTTTGCCCTTACAGGTGTACACAGCCCCCTTGGTTTCCGGGGTTATTTCCACCTGTAGGTTTGCCCGTTGCGCGCAAGCCCATGCCCAATCTATCAGCAGTAGTTTGCCGTTGGTATATTTAAGCAGCATGCTTTCCCGTTCGGCCAGCCGCTGCAAGAAAGTTGCCCAGTTTTCACGGCGGCGCACAAGCCATGGGTAATGCTGCGCGGCGTCCGTTCCATATAGCTCCAGTTCCAGCCCCTGTTCCTGCGCGGCCATCAGCGCCAGTTTGCTCAGCCGTATGTTCTCATAACAAGCCCATTCTGGCTGGGATGCGTAGGGCGCGCTGCGGGCATAAAGCACATACCCGTTCTCAATCATTTCCCGAAGGTCTACGTACATTGTGCCGCTCGGGTAACCTTCATGCACCACGCGCACGCGGTCGTTCTCCTGCGGCGCCCAATGCATCATTTCTTCACTGTTGCCCAGTTGCAGCCGTAAGCTGTCCATGCGGCCGCCTGCCTCATCCTTGGCGAGCGCTTCCTGTATTTCAACGTGGCTGGTAATCTGTGTATCGTTGTAATATAGCTCCATGATTTCTCCCCCAAACGGTATCAAGCGGCACGCCATCGCATGCCGCTTGATTCATTGGTTGTTCCGGGCTGCCAGCACCTCCAACACCATACCGCGGTAGGCAAGGAAATCACATACTGGCATTGCAAGCAAAGTCACGTAAGGGGTATAGGTTACCATCCCCGTTTCCGTTACCAGTTTCTGATATTGTTGCTTGCTTGCAATACCAAAAACTTGAAAAAATTCTTTGCCAGCAGGCTTGCCCCCACCATATCCTGCACGCCCATTCGACTTTGCAGGTCATGTTCATCCAGCCCGCCGTTATTCTTGGCAGCATAGATGAATAGCCGTATGGCTTGTTTATTGGTCAGCACGCCGCTTCGTTCGCCCGTTCTGTCCGGCGCTTCGCTGTCAAGCGCGCGCACCAGCTCTTCGCCGGTCAGCGTGGAAAAATCATACCGTAGCTCGCTTATCTCCACATCCGCGGATAACAGCGGCTTGCAAAGCGTCATAACGCCTCGCTGGAATATCGTGGTATAGTCCAGCTCTTTTTTCTTTGCTTCGGGTGGTTCGGTATTCGCGTTTACGCCATTGGCATCAGCTTTGGGTTTTTGAGCTTGGCTCATACGTAAATCCTTTCTACGTCACGCACATATACCGGGCGCAGTTTGGCTGCGCCCGGTCGGCGGGTCAGGGTTGTGTCAAACCGGTTAATCCAGCATATTGCGCAGGCTGGCAGCATAATCCACACCGTTAATCTTGTGGATGTTTGCCATAACATCAATAAGCGTGATCACCTTGCCTCCGCTTTCCCGCTCAAAGCGCAGCACGCTGTATTGCACACTGCCGCTAAGCGGGTTGCCTTTCTCATAAGTACCGTTCTTGGTGCTTTTGAGCAGCCCAACAATGCGCACCTTGTCGCTTGCCATGTCCAGCGAGCCTTGCGCCACGTTCAAATCCTGCCGCGCCACACGCAGTTCAATGTTGTGTTTGCCTGGCCTTTGAAGCAGTTCACAGTTCCGGCCGTTGTTGTGGTTGATGGTCACGGTCATTGGCTCCAGTTGCATGCTGTCAGGCATATCCACTTTGCCGCCCATACCCGCTGCATTGACTTCGCTGCTTACATACGTGGGTTCGGGAGTATCGATGCTCATCACATCCTCCACGACCGTTCCACCGTCAAGCAAGCGATGGTCAATCACGTTATTGCGCACACCTTTCATTACGCCACCTCCTCAAAGTAGGTAACAAGCCCGGCTTCGGTGTAGCTGAGCAATGCTTTCAGGCTCTTGCTGATGGGCGTGGTTGTTACCGTAAAGGCAAAACCATAATCACCCTGCATCATATCCGCAACCGCTTCCGGCGTGCCAATCAGCGTCACCTCACCGTACAGCAAGGCGCCAATGGAAATCAGCGCATCCAATCGCGCTTTTTCCTCTGCGATAATCTGCTGCATGGTATTGCGCGTCAGGGGATTGTCCACATCAGCAGCGCGGCGCACCTGAAAATCGTTGGCAATGTAGTGAAGCATCGCCAAGTTGGTTTCGGATAGGTTCTGCGCCGTAGCAGTCTCCTGTGTGTAACTTGCGGTATGCGCACCCCAGATAACCCACCGTCCGCCCAAAAACACCGCGGAAGTAATTCCGTTGGCGTTCAGTTTGGCGTTGATCAGTTCATCATTCGGCGTCGCCGTTACCTCCGCGCCATAGAAGGGCGCGCCCGCCAACAGAATTTCCGTGTTGCTGGGCGTCTTGTACGGGATGTTGTCGTTTTCATGCACCAACCGTTGCCGGTTGACCGCCGCAAGCACGCTCAGGTGATAGTAATGGCTGTCCGCGCCCGCCCACATGGGGTAATGGGTTTTTTCGTTATCGGCGGTGTATCCGTTGGTAGCCTTCCATGCGGCGGCGGTGGTCAGCGTCAGGGTGGCTTCGCCGTCGGTCAAGGGCAAGTCAGTGTAAAACAGTGTGTTCCAGTGTCCGCTCACCTGTACGCTCAGGGTAGCCATCGCGTCATGGACAGTTTTGGCATCGCTAAAGCCAGGGGCAAGCAACACATCCGGGATGATCCCGCAAAGGGTGTACACATCTCTGATGCAATAAAGCCCGGTGTTGTTACCTTCGCCATCTGCCGCGCCAATCACAGTTGCGGCGTCAACGCCCGTAGCATCCACCGTGTAATAGCTTACCGCAAGGCTCACGCTGCCCAGCGCGCCCGTGGTTTTTTCAGCAATGGTAATACGCTTGCGCGTATAATCATAGGCGGTGGTGAAATCCGTGCCCAGTTCTTTGTCCGGGATGCTGATGGTGTCCAGAATGATGCTTTCGGCATCCTCCAGCACAATGCGCCCGCCCGCGGGGGTTTTGTTCGCAGTAACGGCACTTGCGCTTTTGTTGTCATCCACATCCAGTACGTTTACCAGCACAAGCGGGGCAATGCCGCCCAGCACAAAGTGCGCGTACATCGCTTCGCACAGGGTGTACTTTGCCCAGTCTTCACTGTAGCCAAACAGTGCAACTGCTTCGTTAAAGCTGGTCACCGTAACGGGCTTGTTAAGGTTGGTTTTCCCGTTCGGCAGCGTATGAACAGGCGCGGTACCCACATACAGCGGCGCGGCTTTGGTCTGCTGTGCGCTTACTTCGGTCGATGCTACAATCTCACTGTAAGCGCCATGTAAATATGCCATGTTTTTTCCTCCGTTTCTCTTTTGGTTTAATCCAGTAAGGCATTAACCTCAACGTTGGGCACCTGATGAGCGTGATGGCCTAGCGAGCAGGTCACAAAGCCTAGGTAGTATGGCCGGTCATCCGCAATGCTTTCCTGTACCGTGCGTAGGGTATAGCCAATGCTTTTTTCCCACACAAACATGTCCGTACCCGGAAAAACCTGCATGGCTTTTAAGTGCGCCTGCAACTCATCCATCCAATCCAGCAGCGTCACAAACCCCGCCTGATTTTCGCTGGCAATATCCAACGGGGATCCGCTTTCCTGTGCGTTCTCGTTTCGCGTGCCCGGTTCGTATATAGAGAAAACAAACTGCACGTTCAGCTGCCCGCCCATCGTTGGGTTTCGGTAGACGTTATTGTATTTATCAAACCGCTGTTCATCTACCTGTTTTGCCCAGCTGAAGGTAGGCGTGATTAGTATGCTTGGTGCGGATCGATACGGCGCATCCTCACTCGTTTCCAGCCCGCGTGGGTATAAAAACAGGTGGCAGCGCGGCTCTGTGTACGCCACGGTACAGTCATCCTCCGCCTGCGTTTTCATGGATCGCCCCTTGCACAGGTTTTCTTGCGTCCATTTTTGCATGGCCAATAGCCGTTGGCTGGTTGTTTTCATTGCACCATTTTCCCCGCTTTCCTTGCAAGCAGCACATTCAGCATGCCTTCATCCTCACCCACCTGCAACACCGTCCATTGGTTACGGTCAAGCATTACGGTCTGCTGGGGGCGTGGCCGTTGCGGAAATGCTGTCGCTTCGGCGTATAGTACGATCTCTTCACTGCTGAAGTCCCAGCTGATATCCACAACGTTATTGTTCTTGCGTTTCAGCGCGGTATCACTATCCAGCACACAGCGGATTTCCGTATCGTTCCACATGTGCGTTTCGCCAAACTGCGAGAGGTTAATGAACACGCGCTGGATGTCGCCTTCCAACCGATCACGCAGGCTCATCTGTCTTCACCCCTTCGGTTTCAGGCTCTGCTTTGGTTTTCTTGTCCGGCTGCGGCTTTGCTTTCGGGGTTGGTTGCTCTGCCGTTTTTGGGGTGCGCGCCACGGCAGCAGGCAGCGCCTTCCCTTGCCCAATCAGCCGGGAGGCGTAGCTGTCATTGATTCGCGTCACCTCTCCGGCGCGTCCCGTTCCCGCCACATCCTTTTTCAGGGTTACACGCATGTTGATCTCCTTCCCGCAAACGGCACCCGCGGGGCATAGCCTCAGCCATGCCCCGCGGGGGTTTAC